AGTTACGCTTCAAGGAGTACGCACCCGAAGAGGTGGCAAGTGCCTCGAAGTTAACGTGAGACTGACGCTCTTCGATGTCGTCAATCTTGAATGCGAAGGCGTTCGCTTGGTCCACAACCATAGTGGTCTGGTCGTCAGCGAGGTCTTGCGGGTTTACCACCGAGCCACGAGAGTAGCTAGAAACGGTGATGGTAGGCTCTTTGATGATACGAACGGTATCACCATAGTTCTCGATTTCGCCAGCGTAGTCGGTGTTCGTGATGTCTTCAGCAACCGAAGCGCGACGGAAGAACTTGAGAACTTTTTGACTGAAGATTTCCGGCGTAAAATTGCCGGAAGGCAGGTTATTGTAACCTGATGCGCTATCAAAAGCCATTGGTCTTTCCTTCCTGTTTGAGGTTTAGAGTTAAGAGTTGTAGTCGATTCGGCCTTCTGAACGTGCTGCATCGAGTTCAGCTTCTAGCTTCTCGAATTGCCACGGCTTCATCCTGCCGATTTCAGAAGCTTTCCAAATCTTCTTGCCGTCTGTTGCTTCCGTCTTTACTTCCCGCACGGGAGTCTTAGTGACGGCTTCTGCAGCAGAGGCAGACTTGGTTTTCTTCTTGGTAAGGCCAGTGTCGGCCTTGTAGAGGTCTACGACCCGTGCCGCCCAGCGGGCATCCTTATTGTTCTTGTAGATACCATCTGAGATTGATGTTGGTTGTTCTTCGAGCCAAGCCAGAAACTTCTCATCTGTCTTAATCTCGTTGAAATCGGGTTGGAGCCGAAGCAGTTCCTCGTAGGCTTTCTGCTTTTCTAGTTCCTGTTCCCGCTCTTTGATGGAACCGAGTTCCTCGCGGAGTTTTGCAACCTGTGATTCGGTCTGGAGACTTGATACGGTCTGTACCACCTCGAACACATCCGGATACTGGTTTTTGAACTCTTCCAGTTCTTCTGCAGTCTTTGGCGGTGTGACCCCACGCGGCATTTCTTGTGCGTGTTTGGTCATCGTCTTGCGAAGGGTGTCGATTTCCTCTTTGAATTCGTTTACCTTCGAATCGTAATGACGTTTCAAATCGTCATACCGTTTCTTGTAATCGTGGTCGGCCTCTTCTTTTTTGGCCTCTACGAAACTGTCTGGGGCTTGTTCTTGCGGAGTAGCCTCTTTTTGGGGGTCCGCTTCTTGTGCTTCTGCAGTTTCTACCGCTTCATCGTCATCGTCTTCGTAGACTTCATCACGGTATTTTCCACGATACAACGACCCGTTGTTTACTGTTCCGAACGAATCGTTAGCTTTGTTGGCACGGTGGCCTCTTGCTTTTGCCATTTGATTTACCTCACTCGCGGGGCCACTTGGCTGTGGGTAGCCGCTCCGGTTGTGTCAGGGCCGCGAACTTGCGGGTAGCTGACGAATTATTCTAGACCTTTGAGAACCTTGTTTGCATAGGCTTGGCCTTCGCCGTAAGAAGCCAAAGCATCCTTAATGTTCTCGTGGTCCGATAATTTAAGACGAAGGACCATATCAGCCACAACGTCGTAATGTTCTTCGTGGCGGGCGCGGTCCATAGTGCCGCTGCCGTACGCCTTCAAATTTTTAGCTTGTTGTTTAGAAACTTTTTGACGCTTACCGTTTCGATAGACTGCGCCAAACTTTTGGTAGTTGACTACATCACGACCCTGCTGTATCAAATCGTTGACGTATTCTTTTTTGTCGTTATCTAGAAGTTTGTATTCTGGGCTTCGCTTTTGAAAATCTTCTAGGGTAGAATAGGTAACTTGCATAGGTCCGAAGGCAGACGATTTGTCTTTTCCTCGTGCAGCACCTGTGATAATGTACGGGTCTTTTTCAAAACCCTTAATCTCGACGCCCTTGATTGCTTCCTTCAACTCGCCTATGGTGTATCCAAAAAAGGTATCTTCGTCACGGGAGGGAATAGGCGTATCTGGCATCGAAGGATACTCAGAGGAAAGAAAGCCTTGTTGACGCAAGTCCTGTTGCGTGAGAGTCGGCTCAGATAGCTGTCCTGAGATTAACATGCCAGTAGCAGCTTGCATCGTGGCAGGAGCAGGAGCCTGACCATTTTCTTCGATGCGTTCGCGAGTTTCGGTTTTGCCGCGATTATTGATTTTCTCTAGGCGGTCATATCCGATGATTTTGGCGAGATGTGGCGCGACGACAACTTCGCCGCTGGAGATAGCCACATCTATCATTTTAGCACCGTTTCCTTGTTTGTCAACCGTTAATCCGCGTCTCATCGATTCTTTGTGAGCGTCGAGCAACATATTCTTGATATCGTTGCTTCCCGCGAACTCGACGGCTGCAGCGTTGATGACGAAGGCTCCCTCTGGGAGTTGGGCAGGACGGTTATCCGCAACTGTCTGGTCTTCGGGAACCTGCTCGGGCGGGCGGTCTACGAAGCCACTAGCTGCACCGGGTGCGCCGCCCATGGCAAGGCCGACGCGACCACCCTGATTAAATCCTCCGTATCTACCACCTCCTGAGTAAATTCCGGCATCAGAAATAGCATCACGAACATCTTGCGATACACCACCGCCACCGACGTTACTGCTATATCCACTGTCATCAGAATCACTTTCCCGCTGTGCCTTTGCAGCGGCTTCGCTCTGAGGCATTTCACCCGGCCTTGCTTGGGTAACCGTAATCGGCTGCCTAGGCTGTGCCGATGGTCCGTCAGAGTCTCTCGCTGCTACCTTAGCATCCTTGATATCCCGGATAGCCGCGTCGAGGGTCTTCGAACCGGAACGAGCCGCGCTGAGAGCGTTTTGGAATTCGTCGTAGGTGATACCTGCCGTAGCAGCAGCTTTCTCTGCATCTCTTTTATTAGAGTAGGCTGCCGATGCCCCGGTACGTGAACTGTAAAATGTTCCGTTTGCCCGGAAGAATCCATCCATCGGGTTATCGGAGACGAACATACCCCCCGACTCGGCAACCGTCTGGTTCTTGCTCGGATTCAAAGGATTGTAACGACCACGGGTGGGGTCGTAGCCTTTGCTAATAGCCTCTAGGGCAAGAAGTTGCTGAATGTCCATCCCTTGCGTGTTGCCGGTAAAGGTTCCGGAACCGGGTTCCCGAAGGATACCCATGTTGCCGATGGTCATGGCAAAACCCGTGTCAACTTTATTAAAATTCATCGGCCCTAGTTCTGTCCCCGCCATATCCCCTTGCGCGTATGCACTTCTGGCTGCTCGAATTTTGGCCATGCCCGCATATTGTTTGGCGTGAACAAGGTCGGCTATAAAGCCTAACGGACCTGCTGGACGAAAACTGTTGTTGCCAAAAGCGTTTTGGACAACCTGACCCCCTATAAAAGTACCGGCCATAGCACCAACCGGGCCTGTTACTGCCATCAAACCGCCCGCAAGTTTTTTGCTATCTTCGGGAGTCAACTCACCTTTGAAAAGACGCTCTGCACGAGAAGGGGCTTCTTTAATACCCTCGCCTACTTTCTTGGCTGTAGTCTTTACTTCCGAAGTAAATCCTGCACCGAGGTCTATCTCTCTGAAATTTCCAGCTACAGCGGGTTCCAACACATTTTGAATCAAAGGAACCCGGTCTGCAAATTTACCCTTATTGCTGTTAGCCAGATAATCAGAGTAACTATCAAAGGGGCTGCCCCCCATTGCCGTGCCCGAATTATAGAAGGATACAGTAGAAGCTTCGGTCGTTCCCTCGCCACCATACAAGGGTTGCTCCAAGATATTTCTAAAATCTGGACCGTCGCCCTCTTCTGGCCTTGCTGCAGGTTCTGCGAGTTCGACGATATCTTCTTCTACTTCGATGCCCGTCTCTTGTTCGAGGGTGGGCAATCCAAGGGTTGTGTTATAGAAGTTGATGAATGAATTGCCGTATTCCTCCAGCCCAACTGTACGCTGTCCTGTGAACTGAAACTGTCCGGTTTCAGCGGTATCTTCTTCAACAGTCGGAAATAGAGGTATACGGTCAACCATTTTTAATTATAGCCTCGTGATTATCCTTCAGTTTGAGGAGGGTTTCCAGTAAAGCCGCTTTCCCCTGCAGTTGGCGCAGTTCCGACTCCGATTGTGCCGTTACCAGACCCCTGTACGTCTGTTCCTTCAGGGCTTGGAGATACGCCTCCAGACCCTGCCATATCTCCGGCTTCGCCAGCAGCGGCCCCACCAGCTTCGCTTGCTCCTTGTTGAACATTGGCCATCAATCCTTGTAACATCTTGGCGTAGAGTTGTGCTTCGTTCGCATCGTTGACCAAGCTATCTGGGTCGATGTCTTGCGAAATTGCCAACTCCCGCATCAGGTTGGGAATCTTGATAAACGGTGCCAACATCGGGTTGGCGACAGTTTGCAACAGAGATGTGAGACGCTGTGTGCGAACCTCTTTTTGCATAACTGCTGCTACGCCGCGTGGTTTGATTTCGAGGTCACCGATAATGTCTTCCGACTCTTCGTTGAACTGCATGTTCCACTGGAAGTACGCTTCACCCAAAGGTTTCAAGAGCATGTCATCGATGTTCTTGATGACGGTTTTCATCGACAAGCCCGCCGAACCCATCAGCATAGACAAGCCAGCAGCAGTACGACCCGTACCCGTCACGCCTGTTTGGCCGTGTACGATGGACGGGATGCCCGTCTCTTCGTCAGCCAGTTGGCGGCTAATCTGGTACATCTGCAGGTTTTCACCAGCCGTGTTCGGGAACTTGAGGCCATTGATGGCCGTTCCGGTCACACCAGACTGGCGGCGGAAGATTTTGCCGGGGAAGATATCCATGTTTTGGCCGGGAACCAAGCTGGCTTCATCCACATCGAAGAC